TCTTTATCGTCTTCTGGTTCGTCAGTCTCTTTTACTGCTTTTTTAGTTTCTTCTTTAACTTTTTCAGCAGATTCAGGAGCACCGGCACCTTTCGTAGGAGCGGAAGAATCTTTTTTATGCTTCTTAGCAGCGTCTGGATTTTTGTCAGATGGTTTTACAACCGCTGGACCTAAATCTTCAAAGTCGCCTGCTTTTGTCATAGGTTCTGCTTTAGCAGCACCTTTTTTAGGAGCATCTTGTGCTTCTTCTACACCCTGAGGAGCTTCAGCAACGATTTCAGTTTTTTTAATTTCGTCTGTCATTTGTTTTATCTCTCCAATATTTCGAAATATTAAATTTGCGTACTACTATTTATTATTTTACGATTTTTTGCATAAACTTATCAAAAGCAGCAGTTTGTGCTCTGACTAATTCATCACGCTTAGCACGGTTTATTTCGTTTTGTATTTCAGAAACATCTTGTTCCTTAACAATACCATTGTCCCATACCCACTCTTTGCCTTCCATAACACCTTGTACAAATGCACTTGGAGCAGATGGGTCTGCAACAATGTCAGCAGCAGTTGCTAAGTAAAAATCGTTTTTTACATAGTTAGTACCGCCTTTATTCTCCAAGGAACCCATGCCCCTTGACGAAACTCCTAATTGTGCGCCTTCATTGATAAGTTCTTTAACAATCTTACCATAAGGCGTATCAGTAATCTTTGCTTCACCGTAGTAATTACCCTTACCGTCATTCTCTAGTTTAGTTATCATGTGTGATACTCTTTCTAGGTTAACAGTAGGTCCCTCTGGATGTCCAAGTTCTCCAAATGCTCTTTTACGGTCAATAAATTCTTTTCTATATCTTCCTACTTCTTTTTCTAATACTTCCATAGGGTAAACACGACCATTACGGTTTTTAATGTTTGCCTGCATGAAGGTACCTTTTATATAATGTTGTTTTTTACCGTTGGTTTCCTCAACCATCAATTCAACATTGGTTAATTCTTCTGTTATAAGTTTCATGTGCGTATTTTCCCCTTTTGTTCTATTTATGTTATCTAACCTCTAAAATGACGGAATAACTGTCTCCATTTACAAAATTGTGTGTGGAAAACAGAATGTCGCCTGTAGCGGAAGACGCATTATTTGGTATCTGTATAGCGGATGTTTGTAAATCCATAGTACCTTGACCTGATAGAAACAATGCTGTTGCATTTGTTGTACCATCAAATAGTATTTCAACGGACCCTTTAGGATCCGTTGTATTAATACTATAAACTACTCTAGCAATTTTTGTCGTAGATGAAGCGTGATTTAATTCACTAGCATCCACTTTGGTTACTAAAGTCTCTCCTGTACCGTCTGACTTATTAGTAAATTTCTGTACCGTTTTAGTGCCGGCTACATCCGTTATAGTTTGTGAGGTTACTGTATCAGCCATTATCTAGTTTGTCCTGAATAGTCATAACCTTTAGCTTTTACTACTTCAAGTATAAATGTACCTGTCACAGCACTAGCGTTAGTGATAACAATATCACCGGTTACGCCAGAGCTTTCTGGGTTTGTTATGTTAGGTTGTTTACCATGATAACCATACTCACCAGTACCATGTACTGATATGCCGTGGTCGTCTGTACTAGCGTCAAATTCAAAGGCAACATCACTTGTTGCAGCTGTTGTATTCCATTTAATACTTCTTATGTTTAATGTTGGGTTAGATGAATGACCTGCTAATGCACTAGCATCCACTACTTGCACAGCGTCATTCGTTGCGTTGTTGATTTCAAACATAACCACATGTCTTGTTTGACTATCAACCAATGTTCTTTTATTTACTACTGCCATTTTTACTCTCCTTTATATGGTTAGACCTGTTTCTTTTGCGAAATAGGTTTCAATATCTTTTGGCTTTATGCCAAATTTTATGGATACATCCTTAATTATTTTAGGGAATGTACTCAAAACTTTTGAAGGTGTCTTTGATAACATCTTCATTACTTCATCAACGGCTTTTTTAGCCTTTGGTGATAATTTCTTATAGACTGGAGAACGCTTATGTTCGTCTCTTTCAGTCGTCAATTTCCGTAGATTGTCCAGCGTTATCGCCATCTGTTTTTACCTCTGGTTCCTTTGCCATTATTGTACCTGCGATATCTTTTCTTTTATCGTCAAGCTCTTGTCCCACTTTAGCACTCAATGCTGATTTGAAATGTTTTTCTGCTTCAACATTGTTATCATTATCCAAAGCGTCAATCATGTCCTTTGTAGGGTTAGAATTGTCCGTCATCATTATCTCCTTCTTCTTCACCATTTTCTGGTTGTTCTTTTTCTGCTTCTGCCTCTTTCGCTTCAGCAGCAATCTTTTCTTGTTCATCCATTATTTGAGCGTCAGTCATTTTAAGGATATTTTTCATTACATAGTCTTTTGAATAATATTGTCCAACCATTTCGTTAGATTTCATATCACTCATAACTTGCATACGGTCCTTAAACATTTCACTCTCTTTAATTTCTGCATAGTAACCATCATTTACATAATCATATCTGATTGTTCTAGCAAGATTGTTTTCCCAATCCTCGATAGTAATAATACCTTTGAGAATTAACTGTGTTTTAAGTAAATCATGGAATAAAGCATTAAATCTGTTTCTTAATCGTTGAACAAATTTACTAAATTTCAATTCGTCTCTATTAATTTCAGTTGCTCTACCCATATTGAAACTACCTTCAGCTTCCAAGCGTGAAGAAGGTACATTTAACGATTGATATAATTTCTTTTGGAAATATTTAATATCATCTATTTCACCTAGGTTTGAACCACCTGGTAAAGTTGTTATTTCTGTTCCTCTCCCACCTTCACGCCTAGGCAGCCAAAAGTCCTCCAACATAGACATATATTGTCTATCGTCTCTAATCTCTCCTGTTGAAGCGTCATAAACAAGTTTATTTCTATACCTGTTCATTACATCTTTTAGATATTGTTCTGCCTTTACTTTTGGTAGATTACCAACATCAATATAAAAAATTCTTCTTTCTGGTGCCCTACTAATACGATATATAACAACACTATCCTCAATCATTCTTAATTGATTAACAGGTTTGATTGCCTTATGTAAGTGAGACAATATCATATTTTTTTGTTGGTCAATTTGACCACTAGGACAAAACGCTATAGCGTCTTTTGCTATTTTCATTCCTTGTGTAGCAGCTACACTACCGCCAGACGCAATACCTTTTTCATTGTAGATAAAAAATTCATCAAATTCTACAACCTCAGGTTTATTTGGGTCTTTTGGTTTAAAACTTTTTGAAGGGTCTTCTTTAGGTGCTCTAACCTTTTTAATCTTTCTAGGATCAATATATCTTAATTCAGTAATACCTTTTTTAACATCTTTAGGGTCAATTACTTTATGATATACTATTCTTCCATCAACATACCATCTACGAAAGATATCGTGCCCTTTTTGTTCAAACTCTATAAGAGAAAGAATACTATTAAACTCGTCATTAATACTTTTTTTGATTTTTGCTGAGAACGGTACTTTATTCATGTTAAGTCTTACCGTTTCATTATTATCATCAACAACAATTGCTTCGTTGATAATATCTTCTATCGCTTGGTCACATTCAGGTTGTATTGCAACCTCTCTATACCTGCGAATTAAATCTGCCTCGTTATTTACTTTACCCTCAATGTCAAGGTAGGTACCAAAGTGCCCGCCTCCCATAATGGTTTGTACACCATCATCAGCTGTAGGTGCTGTAAATTGCTGGGAACTTTGCCCAGCCGGTTTTCGTTTTATTTCAAATCCAAAGATTTCTGCCACTACTTTTCTCCTTTTTATATATTTAGGGCGTCCCGGAGGACGCCCCTATCACAATTAAGTTGTGGTATTTGATTCCCAATATTGGTATCTCCAAGTACACTCAAAAGTTTCAAGTGCCGTTACTTGGTCCATATTCAGGTCAACAGTACCTACAGTTAGCGGCCAAAGACCTCTAAATGTATAAGATTTCAAAGTGTTCCCACTTCTATCTAAATGGTCCACAAAAGCGTCCACTTGATAATCAGTAGGGTTTGCTAATCCTTCGTTGTCTGAATGATTGTTGATACCGTTTGACCATCTTTCTATAGCATTACGAATATCAAA